TGTTCTGGATGCCGGACACCAGGCCGCTGATGATCGAGCGGCCGGCGTCGAGCAGCCAGCTACCGGCGCCGGAGAAGAATCCGACGATCCGGTCCTTGATCCCGACGACGGCCTGGTAGGCGTTGTTCACCCCGGAGGAGATCGCTCCGGTGATCCCGGCCCAGATCCCGGAGATGGCGCTGCTGACCGCGTTCCAGGCCGAGTTCCAGGTCGACTGGATCGAGGACAGACCGCTGGAAATGAAGCCCTGGACCGAGCTGATGGCCGAGGAGATCGCGCCCTGGATCGTCGACCAGACCGACTGCACGGTGGAGCCGATCACGTTCCAGATCGAGTTCCAGATCGACGAGATCGCGTTCAGGGCACCGGATATGACCGACTGCACGATGGCCATCGCGCCCTGCACGATCGACTGGACGAACTTGGCCCAGTCGTCCAGGAGCTTCTTTGCGGCCTCCCAGGCTGCCGACCAGTCGCCCTTGAGCAGGGAGGTGACGATCGTCAGGACGTCCACGATGATGTCGACCGCCGCGCCGATCACGGTGGCGATGGCGTTGAACACGGTCTCGACGACCGGCAGCAGCGCCTGGATCACCGGGATGACCGCGGCGATCACCGAGGACAGGATGCCGAACACGACCTCGATCAGCGGACCGAGCGCCGCCAGGATCGGCATCAGGCTCTGGATGACCTGCACCAGGATCGGCAGCACCATCGAGGCGAGCTGCACGAACAGCGGAATGATCAGGCTGACCGCCTGCACCAGGATCCCGCCGAGCTGGGTGGCCAGCTGGCTGATGAACGGGATGATCTGCTGGATCACTCCGACCAGCGGCGGCAGGATCGACGTCACCAGCATCTGGAACAGCGGCATGATCGCGGTCAGCGCGGCGGAGAGAACCTGGCCGATGATGCCGGCCACCTGCGCGAGCAGGGCAGCGATCGGCGGCAGCAGCGGAGCGAGCGCCGCGACTGCCTGGGCGAAGATGTCGAACAGCGGCACGATGGCCACGAGCACCTGCGCGAGGGCATCACCGAGCCCGCCCATCAGGGTGGACAGCGCCCCGGAGATCGTCTGGATGGCCGGACCCATCGACGAGAAGGCTCCAGCCAGCGCCGAGAACAGGGTGCCGAAGGCGTTGCGCAGGTCCTCGGAGTTGCGGAACATCTCGATCAGCAGGCCGATGACCAGGCCGACGGGACCGGTCAGCGAGCCGAAAAGCTGTCCCACGATAGGGATCTGGGAGAGCAGCGGCCCGAGCAGCCCGGAGAACAGGCCGACGAGCGGCGCGATCAGCCCGGAGACCGAGGACAGCCCGCCCATCAGGCCGGAGAAGTCGATCCCGGACAGGAACCCGAAAAACGCCGTGGCCGCAGTCGAGATCGCCGGCACCAGCTTGGCGTTGAGCATGTCGAACACCGGCTGGAGACCCTTGGCAACCGCGTCGATCGCCGGGATCGCCTGCTGGAATACGGTCTTGAGGGCCTCGAATCCGGGAGCCATCGCGGCTGCGCCGAGCCGCCCGAGAGCGGCCTTGACGTTGGCCAGCCCACCGGCGAAGGTCGCACCCGAGGCGAGCGCCGCGCCGCCGATGTTCTCCTCCATCGCGGCCTTGAAATTGGCGAAGTCGACCTTGCCCTCGGAGACCATCTTGCTGGCCTCTGCGGCGGTCACGCCGTAGTGCTTGGCCAGGAATTGCAGCGCCGGGATGCCCCGCTCGTTGAGCTGCATCAGCTCGTCGCCCTGGAGCTTGCCGGTGGCGGCGACCTTGCCGAAGATCAGCCCCATTTCGCCCAGGGAGCTGCCACCGATGGTGGCCGCATCACCCACACTCTTGAGGACCGATTCAAGCTCCTGGCCGGGCTGGACGCCGCTGGCGAGCATCTGGGCCGCGACTGTCGCAGCGTCACCGAGCCCGAAGGCGGTTCCCTTGACCGCGGCGAGCGCGGACTCCATGACGCCGGCGACTTGCTCACCGGTGTAGCCGAGACCGGCCAGCTTGCCCTTGGCGTTGTCGATCGCGGAGAGCCGCGCGAGCCCGCCCGAGATCGCGGTCCCGAGGGTGACTCCGATCGCGGTGCCGGCGATGGCCGCGCCGACCTTGAGCGGCGTCGTGATGGCGTCGGAGAGGGTGCTGCCGAGCCGCGAGAGCCCGCCGCCGATGGTGCTCTGGAGACCGGACGAGAAGCCGCTGCCGTCGGCCTCGACCCGGATGCTCGCGCTGCCGATGAACCGCCCGTCAGCGCCACGCGACTGTGCCAAGGTGCGCGCCTCCCGGGAACCCCGGCCCTAGCGCCAGCGGGAGGTTGAGTCGGGGCATCCGGCCCGATGAGTCAGAGTGAGGTTAGCGCGGCTGGCTAGGGGAGAGCGCGGCCTTGAGACCTGCGAAAGCCTTGGTCTCGTTCTCGGCCGACCAGGGAGAGTCCTTGGTGGGCACGACGCGGGGCGGCGGTCTCCAGAGCCGGAGCCGAAACTTCTCTACCTCCTTGGGATCTCCCTCTTTGGTCAGGAACCACCAGACGAAACTGTTGAACCTGTCGAGCGGGAGCGCTGGCAGCGGCGGCATATTGTGCGCGACCGCGTAGCCGTCGAGGTTGGCCCAGTTGTCCAGAGCGAGGTGGGCCAGCCGCACGCTCACGAAGTAGGGTTCACGCCCAGCTCGACCACCTTCTGGAGCAGGGTCAGCAGGTGCGGGAAGTCGAGCTGGTCATCGGGATCGTCCAGCCGCGCCATGATCTTGGCCGCTTGTTTGTCCCCGAAGGCCGCGACCATCCACGAGGTCAGCACCTCCATCAGGATCGTGACGTCCTTGTCGGCCTCCTGCGCCCGTTGGGCGATGCGTAACGAGAACGCTGCCTTGGGCGGGATCAAGTCGTAGTGGACGCCGACAAGGTCGACCGGGATGTGCTTTCGCTCCGCCGCCTCGATCAGCAGCATCGGCCTGATCGGCACGACGTCGTTCTTGGCGGTGGACGGATGCTTGGCGGCGGCAGTTGGCATGGCCGGAGCGTAGTACGGCTACAGGAAATCCGAGAGCGAGGCCGCGCTCACCGCGTTCTCCATGAAGTGCACGCCAGTGATGCCTCGGACCTTCTTGGCGAACACGTATTTGGCCGAGCCCTTGGGCTTGAACACCAGGAATCGGCCCGGCTTCGCTCGTGCGCCGGCCGTGCCTGCCTCCTGGAACATCGCGTGCGGTGCCTCTGCGGAGACGATGAATTCGGGCCTCATCGGGTCGCCAGTGATGTCGGTGACGTGGATCGAGGAGTACAGCTCGCCGGTGTCCATTCGGCCGCTGGAGGCCAAATTGGCGCGAGCCCGGCCCATCCAGACGTTTGCTGCCCGGCGCGCGGAGTCGTGCGCGGCCCCGCCGACCACCTGGATGATCGCGCCCTGGTCGAGGTGCAGCGTGACCTGCACTGCCGCCTTGGCCATCAGGGCACCTCCACGCAGCCGCAGCCCTCGATCCGGATCACGAACTGCCACTCTCCTCCGGCGCAGCCGCCCGACGGGCCGGTGGGGTTCCACCGCACGAAAGAGCCTGGCTGGATGCAGCACTGGATCGCGCCCATCAGGGCCTGCATGTCCTCGGCCATCTGCACGCCGTCGAGGGTGATCGCATCGGGCGGCGGTGCTTGTCCGTCGTCGTTGAGCGAGTGGACGCAGCGCACCACTCCCACGGCAGCGGTGATCTCCCAGACGTCCACGGCGCAGTTGTGGCCGCTCGCCTTGCGGGTGTTGAACTGGTCGAGCGGGATGAGCTGGAGCAGCCGCACCCAGACCTGGCCGTCGCAGCAGTCGTCCCAGGCCACCTCGAGACCGGGAGCGATGAAGCTGCGGCCGACGGGTGGATCGAGCGCCTCGGTGGCGCAGTCGAGCCAGCGTTGCAGCTCGGCCGCGAGTCCTATGGGGTCGGCCACGTCTTGGTCCGAAACGCCTTGCGACCCATGGTGTCCACCGAGTAGACCGAGCCGCCCTTGTTGACCGGCATCATCACCGAGGTCACCCAGGAGTCGATCAGCCAGATTCCGGTGCGGCCCTTCTCGACGTCATCGAAGGAGTCGATCAGGGCGATGGTCACGCCTTGCCGGGTGATGCTCTGGACGCGCCGTGGGAGCTGGCAGGTGGAGTCGCCGCAACTGGCCTTCGCCAGCTCGCACGCCAGCTTGCCAGCGGCCATCTGACCGCCTTCCGGGACGGGCTGGCCGCGGTTGTAGAGCACGTCCCAGGTGCCGGGCTGGCCGGACGGGATCGAGAAGTCCTGGCACCAGGGCCACGTCCCGCCGTCGGTGCGGATCAGCCAGCGCGCGTTGTCAACGTGGTAGGCCGCGGGGTCCACGACCTCGCCGTCGATGGTGACCGAGGTGACCGAAGCGATCGGGCCGGGCAGCTCCAGGGAGTAGCTGGCGTCCGGTCCGCACGCGCAGTTGGTCTGGCCGCAGCCACCGCAGGCGACGTTGTACCACTTGCCGCCGACGAGCATCGGCGTCCAGCCACTCGACGAGCCCCACGGATAAGGTCCCCTGCCCCAGAATGTCTCGACCTGGTCGGTGCACTCCGAGCGGCACGGTCGAACCGAGACCGGGCAGGAGCCGAAGCGCTGCCCGGTCCAGTTCCAGAGCAGCTCGGCGGCGATCCGCTCGAACAGCTCCTTCTCCTCGTCGGTGGTCACCGAGGGCGGCCAGCAGTCCGCGCCGCACGCGGCATAGCTGACCGGCCAGTCGCAGACCGGAGCAGTCATCAGACGGGCGCAACCCCGGCAACCCAGGAGTCGGCATCCCAGTGCGCCTTGGTCGAATCGGCCAGGTCGACGTACTGCCCGACGGTCCACGCCGTGGTCGGCTTGTTCGTGCCCATGTCGCCCACGACCGGGTCGGCCGCGAGGGCAGCGAGGTTCGCCGGCCGCACGGAGTTGAGCGGCTGGAAGGTACCGGGAGCACCCGCGACCACGCCGGTGATCTCGACCGGCTCCGGAGGCTCCGGCATCGGGATCGGGTCGCAAGCCTCGGGCGGCGGGGCCAGCGCGGTGTCGATGAGCAGCAGGTGATCGGACGGGTCCAGCGGCTCCGGGAGGATCGAGTCGGTGCCGCCAGCGTCCTTGACGACCGGCCACGGACCAGCGCCCCAGGCGTTGCCGCCCTTGGTGAATGCGCCGGTCATAGAGAAGGTGACCGCGTTCTCGCCGTCCACGGAGATGTCGCCCAGCACACCGGCCTGGACGAAAGGCAGCAGCAGGTAACCGCTGGCCTCCTCCGCGCCGGGCTCGCACGCCTGGCCGGACAGACCGGTCCACAGCTCCAGCGCAAAGGCCTTGTCGATCGCGCCCTCAGCGATGGTGATACCGGCGTCGTCACCCTTGTAGTCCTTGTAGGGATCGGCGTTGGTAGTCAGCGCCAGCAGGCTCGGATTGACGCCGCAGAACTCGATCTCGACCGTGAACCGCTTGAACGAGTCGGACGCGCGCTGGTTCACGCAGAGGGCGCCGGACGCCTTGCGGGTGATGATCTCCGTGCCGTCCTCGACCTCCGAGGAGAGCGAGAGGCTGATGAAGCCATCGGTGGCGAGGACAGCGCCCTCGGTGCCGGCTGGGCTGGGAACGCCGCAGGCATCGAGCTGGGTCACCCGGATCCGCTTGCCCAGGACGGGGATGAAGCAATGCGTGGTCATCGTGCCTTCTTCCTCGTCAGAGACTCAGGTCGAGCTGGATAGCGGCGGTCCCGCAGTCGTCATAGCCGAGCAGGTAATTCCGCTCCGCGATGGCGTACAGGTCGTTGGTGGCGCGGTCGAACAGGTCGCCGCCGTTGCTGGAGCTGTTGAAGATCTCCGACCGGTAGCCGAAGATCGCCGTCGAGACGTAGCCCCACGAGGTGTCCAGCGGTGGCGGGTCAGCGATGTCGGGCAGCACGCCCGGCGCGGTCCCCGGATAGCCGCTACCCGCCGCGACCGGAGTCCCGAGCTTGGTGAGCAGCCGGCCACCCTTGGTCTCCAGCAGGCCGTCACCGGCAGCCGCCAGGGCAGCTCCTCGGGTCAGGTGGATCACGCCGAGAGAGCCGTACTGGTAACCGATCCAGGTCTCCAGCGCGCCGAGACCCTCGCGCAGTGGAACCGCGGCCGCGCCCAGCGTCACCACGTCGGTTTGGAGTGAGGGCTCGTTCCCGAGATCGCCTGTCCAGAAGGCAAACTCGACCCGTTGCTCCTCGCGCGTAGTCAGGTGCTCCTCTGCGCGCCGCTGGGCCTCCGCCACCGAGTAACCCACTGGCGAACAGTTGAAATGGCCGTAGACGGTGAATGGGCTCGCCTCACCGCTGCCCTGGCCGTTGCGCGCCAGGTTCTTTGGCAGGCCCACGATGTCGGCCGGGTCGCAGAAGGCCGCGCCGATCCCGTCGACCGGGTCGCAGATCTGCCGCTCCCAGGCGACACCGGCCTCCCAGCGGTCGCCCGTCGGCGGTCGCCAGGTGAACGTCGAGAACAGCCCGTAGGGCAGCGCCGAGCGCCCCGGTCCTGCGACCAGGGAGCCGGGAGCAACCGCGACCGGGGCGGTCATCCGCTACCTCGCTCGGTGATCGAGAACTGCTTCCAGGACCGGCCCACGCGCACCTGCTTGTGGCCGGCCGTCTGGAGCAGGGCAGCCGGAACCGTGAGGCGCAGCTCCGTCGAGCTGACGAACAGGGTGTCGACCGCGCCGCCGCCGAAGGTGGCAGCCAGCTCCTGGGTGAAGTTCGTTCCCAGGACGACGATCACGAGGTCGTCCTGGCAACCGGCCTCGACGGAATTCGGGTCGATCGAGTCGACCGTCACCTCCGGGTCCGGGTCAGGCGGCAGCGGGTCGTTCGACCCGTCGACCATCAGCATCAGGTTGTCCATCAGGTCACCTCCTCCTCGGAGCGAGTAGGAGGGTTCAGGCCACAGCGGCGACGCCGTTGCAGTCCAACTCGTAGCCGCCACCGGTCCCGCCGTTCACGCAAAGGGTGACAGTGATGACGCGGGAGTCGCCGCACTGCTTGGCGATCAGCGAGCCCTCCTCGGTGAACAGGGCCGTGTAGTCGTTCTGCGCCAGGAGCACGGAGTCGTAGAGGGTGTCCAGCGTGATGACGTCGGAGACGCCGCGCAGCCAGGCCCCGGCCGGGTACAGCAGGAACTGAACCGTGTCCGGCCATGAGGTGAACGAGCCCGGCGCGCCCGCGAGCGGCTGCCAGTCGTAAACGTACTGGGGCGCAATGCCTCTCGACCGGAACCAGCCGTCGATCCGGCTATCGGGGACATCCAGCAGCTCGACGCCCAGGCGTAGGGCGAGGTCGGAGCGGATCGCACCGCGCACCCAGTACGGGAACACCGCTTCCAGAGTGGTTCCCCGGGCCATCCTCTCGGCGTAGCGGATGTGCTCGGCTTGCACCTCGATGGCGGTCAGGAGTGGAGCCGCTGCACCGACGCCGGCCGGGATCGTGACCGGGGTCGAGCCAGCGACGATCTTGCCGATGTCGACAGCGGACATCCGGTGGTCGTGGGCGATCAGCGCACCGCGGGTGACGCGGGCGATCATCTCCGGGTAGCCGCGCGACTGGAGCAGGCCAGCGGTGATGCAGAGGCCGTTGGTGCCGAGCCGGACCTCCTGGAAGGGCGGGCACTCGACCTTGTAGCAGGGCTTGTCGCCAGCGGTGTCGTTGCCGATCCCGGTGGCCGGCGCGACGCCGTAGTTGCCGTCGATGTCCTGCTGCTCGGTGTACTGGAATCCGGTGATCTCCGCGTACAGCTCTGCGAAGGTCGGGCCGGTCGTGTAGTTGAACCCACCGCGCGCGACGCCGACCTCGGGGAGAGTCAGCAGGCCGTCACGGCTTTCGAGTTCGCAGAGGCCGTACAGGGTCTCGGACGGGGCGCACCAGCCACCGGACGCCACGAGGGATCCACCGGGAAGGCGGGCCTCACTCCGCGCGCGGGACAAGACGTCCTCGACGTGCTGCGGGTCGCCCGAGTTGATGATGAGGTTTTCCGGCACCTCGCGGCGGAACACCACGACGCCGTTCTGCTGGCGCAGGTGACGCCCGGCCTTGGCTGCCTGCGAGTACTGCGACTGGGAGAAGCCGGTCAGGCTGCGGTCGATCGCCCGCCCCACGCCCATCCAGTCGAGGCCCTCGCCCTCCACGCTCTGCACCACGTCCCGCATCCCGCGCGGGCCGTCCTGGCGAGCTGGGAGCTGCCGGCGACCACTGGAGTGCCGCACTCCCGCGAGGTTGATCCGCTTGCTCGCGCCGGATGCGGCGATCTGCGCGGGCTGGTCAGCGCTGGAATCGGCCGAGCTGGGAGCCCCGCCGTTCTCGTCCGCGTCGGCGTCCTCGTCGGCCTCGTCGACATCGGCATCGGCGTCCGCGTCGGGATCGTCGGCGGGCGGATCCTCCTGGGGATGCACCCGGCCGGCGAGTTCGGCTGCCAGCCGCGTCCTCTCGGCACTGGCTTCCGCCCGGCGCGCCTGCTCGCCAGCGATGGTCTCGATGCCCTCGGTGAGCGCGGCCAGCGCGTCCATCGCCTCGGCCGACAGGTTGCTGCCGTCGCCGTAGACCTGGTCGAACTGCTCGGTGGCGCTGGTCTGGAGAGCGTCCAGCTCCTCGTCGGACAGCACCGTCAGGTCACCGGGGATGACCAGTTCGGCGGGCTCGTCCAGCGCGTATGCGGTGAGCCGGGAGACGAGTGAGCGAGAGCGTGTGCCCATGGCTGGAACCTTTCGGGGTGCGGTCCGGTAAGGATCGCAGGCCCTCCAGCCATCACGGTCGTTCGAGGGTGACGGTAGCACCGCCGTCCAGTCAGGTCACCCGGAGTGAACCGCCGCCAGCCCTGGCGCGCGCCGCGTCGGCCTCCAGCTTGCTGCCGAAGCTCTGCGTCCGGCCGTTGGTGAAAGTCAGCTGGAACCGCTGCGTGCGTCCCTCGGTCGGCGGCGGAGCCGGTGCCGGGGGCGGGCTCGGCGGTGCAGCCGCGGCCTTTGCTCCGGTCGGCTGCCGCTTGTTCTTGCCGCAGTTACACCCCAACGAGATCACGGCCCTTCGTCGTTCTCCTGGCCACGAAGGAGGCAACCTTCGCGGCATTAACCCTGTGTCGCAGTGCATCTCGCTCGGCCGTGCGCTGCCCGTCGGCCAGCCGCTTGAGGTAGCGGAGGTCGTCGCGCGACAAGGCTCCCTGGGTGCCGGGCCTGCGCACCGCTCGCGGCGCGAGCATCCCGGCAGCGACCAGGGAGACCATGTGGCCACCCGCGACAAGGCCCTGCGGGCGGGGCACACCGAAGCCGGGCACGTTGACAGCGAGCGCGGCGACAAGCTCCAGATCGTAGCCGTACTGCCGCCAGTCGCCCGAGATCGGCGCGGATCGGAAGGAGCGCACCTGCTCCGGGGTCAGGGTCGAGCGCAGGGCGCCGGCCACCCAGATCCCCCAGTTGTCCTCTCCGGCGCGGACGTCGGCCGCGACGTTGCCGGTGTTCTCGTAGTGGTTCACCGCGCCAAAGGGAGTCATCTCCTTGGTGGCGTGCCGGGTGTCCATCGTCAGGTGGCCCACCGCGATCTCGGTGCCCTCCGCAGTGAGGAGCGCGCCGTAGTGGAACCGCTGGTAGTTGCTAGCCGAGTGAGGTGGATTGATGCACTGGCCGTTCTGCGCGTGGCTGATGTGGCAGGTGCCCCACTGCGCGATGTGGCCGTAGACCCGGCCGTCCTTGGTGACCCGGATCGGTTGGTAGGTATCGAAGTGCGGATCCTCGAACCACGCCAGCGGCGGATCGACAGGAGCAGCGGCTGCCACCAGAGCCAGCAGGGCGTTCTCCGTCTCGG